ACCGCTTGCGCTGATGGATAGCACCTGCGGGATGCTGGTCCAGCCGCTGATTTTTTGGGCGGTGCCTATGCCAGTACCGGCTGCAAAGAACGATACGTTGCTGCTGTCCAGGCCCAGGATGCTGAATGTGTCAGCCGTCAGAACTGTGATTTTGAACACAGAGGCGGTGGCGTCTTCCCAGCCACTGACAAGCAAAATTTCGTCCCCGCTGGTGTAGCCGTGGGCCGTGCTGGTGGCCACTGCCGGGTTGGCGTTGCTAAGCGCCGAAATGGATTTTGCAACGGCAAACGTTTGGCTAAACTGCTGAGAGCTTCCTTCGGGGAAATAGTAAGACATGATGGATTTCCTTAAAAAACTAAAAAATTAACTTAGGGTGCCAGCGCTTGCGCGGTGGCGGGCGTTAAAAACAAGGGTGGCGCACGCGGTCTTTTCTGCATCCGCATCGAAGTCATAGTGCAAGGCTTGTGGCTGCAGACCAATCACGACACCACCCAGGGTGGGGTCGGTCATCAATCGGGCGTAAACCGATTCCAGCAGCGCATCCACCGATTGGTCGGGCGCTGTTGATCCGGTGCTGCGGGCGTAGCATTCCACGGCAATGGATGTCGTCCAGCTCAGCGGCATGCTGCTGAACATGGACGCCTCACCCACCTCCGACTGCACAGGCCGCACAATGACCGCCTGGCTAAGCGTGGCGGACAATGGGCGCAAACTGACCCGGCCCACACTGGCAGACACCGCAGGCGCGCTTTGCAGGGCGCTAACAATGGCCGACACAGCTTGGTCAATGATGGTGCTCATGCAACCTCCAAAATCAAGCGGCTGATGCCAGTGCCATCAGGCTGGTGCGCTGCCACCAAATAAGACGCACCGTTGGCCACCACCGGTAAACCGATGGGTGCTGCAGGTACATCTGCCGTGGCGATGGTGAGTTGTGGCGCTGTGCTGGCCATGCCGTAGGGACCCACATCGCCGCTCGCATACGCTGCGTCGAAAATAGCCGGTTTGGCCACCCCGTTGAGGGTGACGCTGGTGGCAAATTCTGCGGCGTTCATAAACACGCTCAGGTCTTCGGCAAACATGGTCAGGCGTCAGTGGCTAGGGTCAGGCTTAAACCGTCAGCGCGTCCACCACCGTTGCAAAGGATTCGATGTTGCGCACATTCACGTCCACGTCTTGCAGGGCCACAATCCGCACACCGCCGGAGCTGGATGCGGTGTAGGGGTCGCGGATAAGGTCTGTGGTGCCCCACATTCCTATCATCAGATCAGCAAAGTTTCCAAACAGGATGGCCGAGCACACACCCGCGCTGGTGCCCTTGGTCAAGTTGCTGGGCACGGCATTGGTGCACGCGGCTTGGTAGCCGTTCAGCGGTTGGCCGGTGCCGTTGTCCCAAATCGGGTCGCCATTGGTGCCGCTGAATTTTTGCGTGCGTTTTAGCTTGCCCCGGGTTTTGGCATTGACCAAATAAGCCATGGTGCCCACGTCGGCATTGGCGGTGGCAATGTTGGTTTCAAGGTCAATGATGTTGTCCCAGGTGGGAGCCAAGCCATTGGCACCGCCGATGATGGCCGCCGTGATGCGCGTCAACAGGCCGCTAGGCTGGTTGGCTGCACCGGTGCCGCTGATGGCCGCTTGCTGGATGCCCAGGCCCAAATTGGCCGCCAAGTCAGCCAGCACAAAGTTTTCCACATCGATGCTGCTTTGATTCATCAGCGTGCGGCCAATGTCGGTAAAACCGCCCGCCGTTTTGGGCGACATCAGCACCTGACCAATGGTTTGCTGGCTCTCAGTGGGTGCGGTGTTTTCTGCCACCCAGTAAATGGTGCTGCCGCCGGTTTGTTTGGGGATCGCCACGTTGCCCGTGAGGCCGGTGAGCATGCGGGTGCCCAGTTTGTCAATGACCATCGCGTTGCGCAAAAAGTCAATGAAGCTACCGGCCAGCAAATTGGTGGCCACCAAGTTACCACCCGCCGTGGGCGTGCCGACCACCAAGTCACGTTTTTGCACGTCCGATGGCATATACACCCCGCGCGCTGTGCGGCCCGTAATTTTGGCCACCGCGTCGCTGCATTCCATCTCGAAAGCTGCGTCTTTGAAAGCTGCGGCGCCAGGGTCTGCCAGATAGCGCGCCACCTTCAAAACGCTGAAGCGCTGGGCCTCTTTGGGCGTCAGGCCAATATCGGAGGTAGGCACCGGCTTGGAGGCCAATTTATCCAAGGCCTCGCGCTGGAATTGCTCCACAGTCAGGCCACGCTGAATAGCCGACATGGCCATTTCAGCACCACCGGGAATAGTGGCGGCTACTTTGGAAATTTCGGCGGCATGGTTGCGCACCTCGGGGGTTTCAATTTTTACGTCAGTCATGATTTTTTCCTGTGGAGAAGAAACGGGGGGAGTGATCACCGGGGCAGGCTCGGCAAGATCAGGGATGGCGCTGCGCCCTACACCAACAGATGCGTCGGCAGGCACGGACACCAAAGACACTTCAAAGGGTTCCCAGTCGGTCACACGGTAGGTTTCCACACCATCCGTCGTCTCAACAAGCACCGCTTTATGGATCATGTAGCCAACCGACACGTTGCGGCGGATGCCATCAACCACGTCGCGCCACACTTCATCTGCACGCGCGCTTTTTCCAAAGCGCACCACGGCACGACCTACCCGGTCAGCACCGATTTCGACAGATTCAATAACGCCGACCACATCCGTACTGTTGTGGTCGCACAAAAGATTTGCACCGCTACGCAAGCGGGTCTGGCGCATGGCCGGGGCACTGCAATCGAGTATTTCAATACCCCACCAGCGCTCATAGGGCGTCTCAGAGGCAAATGACAAAGTGGCGGTGCGCGCAGCCTCGTCAATGGCCTGGCGCTCTACCAACAGGGACCGCTGCGCATTGCCTTTATCAAGGTGGCGCTGCAGGCCGTCTGGAATATGTTTTTGAGTCATGGCCGCGACTATGCGGCGGGATTACTGTAGTTGGTAAGGCAAAAACTACAGTAGGTAAATCAATGTACACGGCGGCGCGCCACGCGCAAATAAATCATGTTGCCGTCGCCCGTGATGCGGCCCGTCATGATCTTGTTGGCAATGGCCGCATAGTCATTGCGCACCACTACCGGGGGTATGGGCGCCCACGTTAAATCGGCTGCGCCTGCCGTCTTGGCCGATGCCTGCGCGGCCATCACTATCTTTGTGGTCAGCAGCGCAGCGGTCGCCGTGGTGGCCGCTTTGCTGGCCGCCCAGGGAGCGGTATTGGCCGTCAGGCTGGCATTGCTTGCGGTGGCCGCTGACAAATTGGCCGACAGTTTGATGACCGTGAGTAGTTGTGCCGTGGCCTTGGCCGCCGCGCTGTTGGCAGCGGCCAGGGCCACCGCCGTACTCAAAGCCGCCGTGCCACCGGCAACCGCACCACCACCCGCCACCAGGGCAGCGCCCGCCACACCTGCGCTCAAGGTCGCGGCACTGGTCGGGCTGGCTGCCGCACTGCTGGCCAAGCGGATCGCGGTGGACAGCACCGCGCCACCCGCCGTGGCCGCTGCACCACTTGCCACCAGGGCCGCGCTGGGAGCGCTGGTGCTCAGGGTGGCATTGCTTGCTGTGGTAGCTGCCGCGCTGGCTTGCAGCGCAATGCGGCTCAATAGCGCTGCCGTGCTGGCCGTTGTCGCCGCCGCGTTTGCCACCAATGCCGCGCTGGGTGCGCTAGTGCTCAGGGTGGCCGCGTTGCCTGTTGCCGCTGCGCCGATGGCCTGCAGGGCAATACCGCTACCCAGCGTGGTACCGTACCACGGCCCCGCTTTTCCGTTGGCTTGCAGCGCGATGCCACTGGTAAGCACCGCTGTTTTGGCCGGGCTGGCCTGGGCGCTTGCAGCCTGCGCGATCACCGTGCTAAGTGCCGCCGATGTGGCCGTGGTGGCGATACAGCTTGCCACCAGCGGGACCGGTGCAGCGCCTGCCGTTAGGTTTGCGCTTGTGGCTGGGCTTGTTGCCCCCGCTGCGGCCAGGCGTATGGTTGTAGTCAGTGTCGCTGCAGCACTGGGCGCGGCCCCCGCACTGGCCACCAAGGCAGCCGAGGTGGCGCCTGTGGTGATGCTGATAACGTCAGTGGCAAACCAGCCATCGGGCGGTGCGTCATACTCAAACCAACCTAGCGGGTCTATCGTCGCATCAAAAACCCCGACGATAGCGACCATGGTTTATTTTTCCATCACTGCCAGCGAGCCACTCATAAACGTGGCCGTGGTCGCGCTTGCCATGATGTTGTGTAACAAACAGGTGCCGTTGAACATTTTTATGCCGGGTGAGCCAATGGTTTTGGCGGCGGCCACGTTGGCAATGGTGGTGCCAATCGTGCAGATGTCGCGGGTAATCATCAGGCTGATCGTGCCAGTGACAAGCGATGTGCCAAGGGTAATGCTTTGGATGGATTGCACCCCCGTGTCACCCGCTGCCAAAGCAAACCAGATCATCGTGCCAATCACCGGAGCGGCGGGGATTGCAGAGCCCGTGGCCGTGGTCAGTGTGGCCGTGCGCCCCGCCACGCCTTTGCTATTGGTGTAGCTGACCGTGGTGTTTGAAATCAGCGCCGCTGCGGTGGACGCGGCAACAAACAGCAGCGCAATGCCGCAGCCTTCGCCCGCCGTCGTGCCGTTGATGTCGCGCGCGGGCAGGGCTGGCGTGACGATGGCTTGTGCCGTGATCGTTGTCACCACAAGCCCGCTGTTGACCCATAGACAATCAAAAAAATCGTGCGTGTGGTTGACGCTGGCTTGCATGTCGAGTGCGGTCAAGTAGTTGGACCCAGCCGCCGCGTTGGTAACAGGTATGCAGCCATAGTCAGCCGCTGTTGTGCCATCCGTCACGCGCCCGTTGGCGCCAGGTATGCCCGGCGCCCACGCGCCCGGATAGCCCACATCTTTGCTGGTGCAATACCAGTTCCCGATAGCTTTCGCCGCCGTGGAAGTTTTCATAAACGGGATCAGTTTGCCGTTGTAGTTGCCGAGGCCAGAGGGTGGGTAATCCGCACCCTGAGAATCCCGATGCACCCACGATCCGTCCTCGCGGTAGCCCATGTTCTCGCCGGGTAGCAGCACAAAGCTCATCAAGTCCACTGAGTTGGTCCCGTCGAAGTGCTCCACCTTCACAGAGCAATTTGTGCCCACGCTGGTGTTGGCGATGTACATGCCCTTAACGTTGCGTGACGTGGACGCGCCAGGGCTGGCCACAATGGTGGTGGTAGCGGCAGTTGCGATGCGCGTGTTGGTACGGCCCGGCGTGACCGTCGTGCCGATCAAGTCCACGTAGGATGCATGAACCTCGATAGTCGCCGTGGCTGTACCCGTGGTAATGCGGATTACATCGCTTACGGATGTGAGCAGCAACATAGCGGCTTAGTTGTCGATGGTTGATGTGAGCGCCGCCGCCGCAAACGTGGGCGCGGGGTCCGCCGGGTTGATGGTCTTGACCGTGGTCAGCGGCTCGATCATCAGCATATTGCCCGCCGAGGCCGCGTCAAAAAATGCAGCCGCCCACACGTAGGCAATGGTGCCGCTGTTGGTCGCGCCAAAAGTCAAGGTGCCGTTGTTGCTGGTGGTTGGCACACCGGTGCCGGTGCTGGCAACCGTGGTGGCCGCGCCCTGCGTGCCGGCCCAATTGGCCAGGGACGCAGCGGTATTGGAGCGGGCATAGCCGGTGTAAGACGCCTCGACCACCGTGCCTGCACGCATGGCCACGGCCTGCTCGGTAAATGCTGCTGTGCCGTCGGTGATCACCTCGGCATTGACGCCGGGGTAAAGCGCTGCCTGTGCCGCCGCGCTGGTGCCCGCCGTGCTGCATTTGTACAGGTGCGTTTTGGCGTCGTTCGCGGTGAGCGAAATGGTGTCATTGAGCGCATACACCGTGCTGTTGCCGCGCGGGCCTTTGGTGCTGGTCAGCAGGCCCACCGATAGCGTGGTGGTGGGCGGCGAAAAGGCCTGGGCACGCAAGAGCCAATCGACAAGTTTGTTGGCCAGGTAGGTGGTGTAAAGCATGGCTGTTTTCTCCTGAAAATTAAGTATTGATGTGCGTTCGTGCTGTGCCGGTGGGGATTAATAATTGTGCAGAGGGGATTGCTTTTTAGACCTGTAGGTCACCAGTTAGCCCGAACACCTTCGTTGTAAGGTTCGTCGGTTAAAAAATCGGCTTGGTGTGAAATATCAATGGTCATGGTGTCACCTGTGTTTTTTGGGGTTGCATTGCACCCGGGGTGGGGTCGTAGGCGGTGAGCTTCACGCCCAGGGCGGCGGCTTGGTCTTGGGCTGATGCGATGGCCACCAGCACATCATCAAAGTCGTAGCCCATGGCGGCGGCCAGGTCTTGGGGCGACATCAGGCCCGCTTTCACAGCCAGTATCTTGGCCTCCATATCGCCCTTGGGGTCCACCCATTCCCAGCGGCGTGGCTGCCATTCGTGCCGCGAAAATTTGGCGATTTTTGCAGCGGGTAACGCGCTGCCGTTGGGCATGGTGATGGCGCCCATAAGCAGGGCACTTTGTAGCCAGGCCTGAAAAACAAATTCAAGCGTCGATGATATAAACCACTCTTGGTCTGCCGCCCAGCGGTCCCGCTCTTCAAGCGATCCGCTGCGGATGCTGCTGTAGCTCACACCCTCAAGATCATTGGCCAAGCTGTGGTACGCCACCCGCCACCCGCTGGCGATGCGCTGTAACGTGGTCTTAACAAATGGGCCAAAGGTTTCGCCTGGGTATTTGCTCTCAAACGCTTTAAATTCAACGCCCGCCGCCAAGGTGTCAAAGGTGCCGGGCTGGGTGACGGTGGTGGTGGTGCCGCCGTCAACCGCGCCCAGCGGCGCAAGGCCATCGGGCGTCGTGAAAAATCCGTAATGATTGGCCCCATGCTCCGCAGCCAAGAGCGCTGACAATTTAAAATTGCCCAGGTGGTGCAAGCTGATCATGCCCGGGGCCATCCAAGGCACGCCGCGCAGTTGTTCGGCGCGCTCCACCCGAAAACGGTGCAGCGTGTCATTGATGTCCAGCCGGATGCGCTGACGGCTGCCATTGGCGCCGTCATTGGGGTGCGCGGAAAAGATGTGCAGCGCCACCGGGCGGCGGTAGGCGTTGACCTCCACGCCCATGATGATGGCGTTGCGGCCCTGCACACCGGGCACGTTGTAGGCGGTGTCGATGCGGTCCACATCAATGATTTGCAAGGCCAACCCAAATTTGTTGCCCGACTCCGTGCCACGCACCAGGCGCAGCAAAAATTCTCCGTCCGAAGGCAGTCCCCCAACTAGGGTTTCACACATTTCTCGCAGGGATTGCTGGCCGGTGATGTCACACACCTTGGCCCATTCGGCCCAACCGTCTTCAATGGCTTTGTTCGCCAGCCGGTCGGGTGCGCCGGGTTTGTCTTCAACCCGCGCTTGCAATCGCACACCTCCGGGGCCAATGATGTTGTTTTTGACCATGCCGACAAACTTTGTCGCGTAGTCATTGTTGAGCGCCAGGTCGCGGCCCCGGGCGCGGGTGCGGTTGAGGTCGCTGCGCAACTCTTGGTTAATCGACTGTTCGGTGGCCAGCCAATCGGCGGTGAGGCGGTCGAGCGTGGCCGCTTGTAGCCTACGCACTTGCGGCGCTTGGGGGCCGCTTACCCAGGCGGCGACTGTGGCGCGCGCGCGCTGTAAAAGTGAGGTGGTTTTCATTTTTTATGGACCAAATCGCACCATGATGCGGCGGCGATCAGGCAGGCCCCGGCCCACGTCGGCGGCGGCGTCTTCGCGCGCCACCTCGCCCTTGTATTTGTCGCGCAAAGTCAGCAATTCAGGTACGGGAATCCGCTGCAAGCGGCGGCCTGCAATCTCATACATGGCGGCGCTCAGGTTCTGAGAGTTTTCTAAGTAAGCCTCGATATTGGTCAGCACTTTGCGGGCATGGCTGCGGCCATCGACCGCCGCGCCAAAGCTGGGCTGCACCACAATGCTGCCGCTTTGCACCGTGTACACCTCGCCCGCCTTGCTGACCTGAGCGCGCCATTCGTAGGCGCCCGCCAGCCATCCCGCCGTGGTGGCCGCAGGCACGCTGATCAAATGGTCATTGCCGCTGGCTGTGGCCGCAAAGTTGATGCGGTTGGTGGCATTGGCCAGGGTATAGCTAAGCACCCAGCCGTCTGCGGCTGAGTAGTCGGGCAGGGTGATCAGCCATCTGGCGGTGTCGCCTGCCAGCAGCGCGGCGGGTTCGGTGGTGGGTGTAGATGCGGACATGTAGCGGGACTATCCGGCGCATTAACTGTAATCCGTAAGGCAAAAACTACAGTAGCAGCGTGGGCCGGTCATTCGCAAATGATTTGCCACAAGCGACTTTCACTGAGCCCATAGCGGCGTTGCAATAGTGGGATACGCTCACCGGCTTTGTAGTCGCGCCGTATCTGGGCATTGCGCGCAAAGCGGCCCTCACCGGGGCGGCGACTGATGTAGGCACGCTCCCCGCCAAACATGGCGCGCACCTGCTTATTCACCCCCTGGCGAATGGACTCTTGGATGGCCGCCGTGAGTTGTGGCGCCATTGCCAGCACACAGCGCAGGGTGTACTCCACCACATCGTCCGTCGGCATCACCTCCACCAGCTCAGGGAAGGTGCTTGCAGGGGCGTGTGGTACGGTACCACGGCCCAGCACCTCTACGGCGCGCAGGATGGTGGCAGGATTTTGAGAGGCCGGGGCGGTTGGTTGTTTTACCATGACGATTTACCTTGGGCGGGGCGTGATGACCAAATGGACGGGCGGGCAATGGGGGGCGCAGGAAAGGACGGCGGTGCAGGCGCTTGCACCGCAATGGGCGCGATAGGCGCTTCAATAGGCCGCGCCTCTTTTTCTGTTTCAGGCGATTCCGATGACGACAAGGCATCGGTGGCAAATAGGTTGATCTGATTTGGGTTCAGGGCATCGGCCAGTTTGTCCCAATGGGCGTCGGTCAGTTTGTGCAGGCCCAGGTACTGCGAAGCGGCGGTGTTGTAGACCATCAGGTCCAGCACCTCGTTGCGGTCGGCTTGTTTCTTTTCCCATCGGTTGGTGCGGTGGCCATGCTTCCAAACGGTCACCCGGTACTCTGCTGTGATCTGGCGGTAAAAATCTTCGCTCAACTCATTGCTGAAGTGAATCTGTCCGGCGCCGGTTTTCACGCGCCACCGGTTGGCCAGGTAGTCTTTGGCGGTGTCAGTCCCAACAAACCACAAATCTGCGCCGTAGGGTTCTACCCGGCCATTCCAGCGCACCTCGACCTTGCTCGGCTTGCTGCTGAGTACCGGGCGCCCCGGGCGACTCGCCCCTTTGATGGCATACACATGGCGATGGCGTTTGGTGCGGGTGTAGTTGTAAACCTCTTGGGTGGCATTGCCGCCCGAGTCCACAAACGCGGCAGATATGGGCAGAGTCTGGCCGTAGGCGTGCGGGTAGCGGGTTTGCAACAACGCATCCAGCCGCGCCCAGGTCTGTAGGTCAGCCGGGTCGCCACGTATCACCTGGTAGTCAATCACCCAAGCCTCAAGGCCACGGCCCCAGCCGGTCACCAGCAGCTCGAGGCGGTCGGCCTGCGTGTCCACTGCAGCGGTCAGGCGCAGCACCGGGGCCGGACAGGTGCCCAGCTTGTACGCTTCCGCGCGCGCCATCAGTTCCTCGGCCTTGGTCTGCTCTTTTTGGCGCTCCCAGCTTTTGGCCAGCCGGGTGTTGTAAAACGCAATCATCGCCTCTTCGCTGCCCTCGTCGAGCTTGGCTTTGGCTTTTTTGTATTCACGCAGCAAAGCCACCCAGGGCAGCCAGCCATAAGGCAAAAACATGCCGCTGATGGTGAACGACTCGGTTTCCCCATCACCCCCCCCACCATCCGACCAGGCGCCACGCGCAAACATGCGCGGCTTGTCGCTCTCGGTGTGCACCGCGCCGCAGTGCATGCAAGGGTACAAAGCCCCCTGCCCATCCTCGGTGGCGATCAGGCGATCAAAGTCCAGCGGCTGCGCCTCACCACAGTGAATGCAATCGGCCAGCGCTTGGCGTTGCGTGCCGCGCAGGTAGAGGCGCTCGACAATGCTTTCGTCTTTGATGGTGGGGCTGCTGGGGAAGTAGCTCTTGCGGTTGCGCTCAAATGTGGTTTGCCGGGCCTCTGCCAGCGCCACCGGGTCACCTTCGCCGTTCACATTCAATTCGGCCCGGTCCACCTCGTCAAACAAGACCCGCCGCGCCGGCACTTCGGACAAGTTGGCCGCAGCCCCCGCCGTCACAATGAACAAGCTGCCGCCGATGTACTCTTTGGTGTCCAGGGTGTTGACCGAATCCCGACTGCGCGGCGCCGCCACGCGCTCGGCCACTTCAGGCACGGCGGCGATATTTTTGGCAATACGCGTGCTGGCCCGTTTGGCCAACTTGCCGGTGGGCAGAATCCAAAGGAAGTTAGCCGGGCTTTGATGGATGCTGGCCATCAGCCAATTTAGGCCGGTCTGCGTCTTGAGCATTTGCGATGCCCCCATCAGCACCACGCGCTTGCATGGGTGGTGGTCGCTCAGCGCCTGCATCACCGCCCGCGCATGCGGTGTGCGGCTGGTCCGAAACTTCCCGTACTCATTGGCGCCCGAATCTTTGGGGATCACTTGGTAAGTGTCGGCCCACACGTCCACCGGCAGGTCAGGGTCGGGCTCAACACTGTCTGCCAGGGTGGCGAGTGGGTCGAGGTTCATCGCTCGGCCACCGTTGTAAAAGTTTGCTTCCGTGGTACCGTACCACTCCCAGCATGGGTGGCGATCATTTGTCAGTCCCCAGAGGTGCATTCAATGGATTCGATTCGGTCTCGATCTTGAGGGTGTGGCGCAGTTGCTGTGCAAAGCTGGCCAACGCGGCGCGGTGTTCGCGGTCTATCACGGCCTCGCATTCTTCCGCCGTAGACAAACCCGCCACCTCGGCCCCCACTCGCCGAGCGCAATTGCTCAGGGTATCGCGCAACATGCGTCCGGCGTTGTACAAGTAGCGTTCGAAGTCTTCCTTTATGAGAAATTTACCCCTCATTTCGGCCAGTTTTAGGCGGGCAATTTGGGCTTCGGCTGCTTCGCGCAGAGTTTTGGCGATGTGAAATGAGGTTATTTCAGTATCTTGGTCGGGTTCCAACGTCGGTTGCGGCGCGATGTTGTCTTGATGCGGGTTTTGACTTGGCGCATCAAGTAGGTTTTGTGTGGATTTTCCAGAAGGGTGGACGTTTTCAAGCAGGGATTTTTTTGCTGCTTCAAAATCAATTAGGCCCGCTTCATCTTTTTGCAGAATGCTTTTTTTTACAAGTTGATTTATCCACTGGCGTGATACTGGGCTGTTCGGTTTGCTCAAGGCGCGGGCCAGTGCCGCTTCAGTGAGTTTTTGAGGATTTGTCAATTGATTTCACTCCCGAAAAAAACTCAAGGTAGAAGGCGTGTAGTTCGGGGTTGTTGTGCATAGTGCTTTGTTCGATTCGCGGGTTCGTATTAACATTGGCGCTCGACTCGATCACGATTTGGTAATCATCAACGCTGCAGAGGGTCACTTTGCTGTGATTTTTTGCGATGACCAGGCGGCATCCGTATAGCTCGCACATTTTTAAAACCTGTTCGTATTCATCTCCATACGATCCAGGAAAAATTTCGCCAGCGTAGAGGTCGAATTGTTCGATTCGGCCTGAATCGAGCCATGCTGAAATTTCGCTTAGATCGTTTTTTGCGACACACCAGGTCGACATCAAAACGTGGTCTAGGTGGTCAACCCCCGCGAGAACGTGGCGTAGGTAAGACAGGCTGTCAATATCGCCTCTAGATATCACGTGCCAACTTTCGCCGGGCTCAATTTTTGTCGGCAAGATGTCGGCCAGAGTCTTTTCGGCGTTGGCACGGCGCATGTGGTGGCGGTTGGCAGATTTTTGGGCGACGGCGCGTAGGGTTTCGGCTTTTTCAGCCACCATTTGTCGGCTGGCACGAGCGATTTCAGCTGGATCGAAGCCTTCAAAAAGCGCGTTTTGCATCATGGTTTGCTTTCGGAGTAAGGGTTCGCCTGGTCGATTTGCTTGCGTAGCCACTTGGCACCGCCGAGAAGTTTGAATTTTTCGGCTTGTTCAAAGGTGATGGGACGCCAGCTCATGGCGGGCGGCCTAGCGGGGGCAGGCGGGCGGCCTGCACCGGGTTGTTTGCCGCCTTTTTTCATTTTTTCCATACCACTTCGATGGCGCGGGTTTCGTCGTTTTTTTCGTAGGTGTCGAAGTGCGAGTCATCTGTGTCAAGTGTCTGGAAAAGTTGGTAGCTAGTATTTTTTCGAGGTTCGAATTACCCTCACGCTGGAGAGGGC